TCATCAATCAAGCGAGTTTCGCGAACCTTGTAAGCAACAGAATCGACGGTGATGCTTGCGCCTGCTTCGAGAGTGCCGAAGTCAGAAGTCTTGGCGGTGATTTGATAGTCAGTGCTCAAGACCATGTCGCCAGCCAAAACCTGGCTTGGCTGATCAAGAATGACTTTTGCAGTCGTCGCGCCTGACGTAGCAGACACAGCAAAAGGATCATCTAAGAAAACGCCTAGATCATCAACCAGGAAGTTTGCAAGCGCCATCGTCTTTTGCTTTGCTTGTACGTTTTGCCTTTGCTTTGGGCTTGGCAGTTGCCTCGCCTTCAACAGCTTTGCCCATACGGATTAGCAGTGCGCCGTCCGCGTCGGATACGTCATAAGACTGACCAGCTTCAAGAGCTTGGCCACTGGCCATGACATTTCTGGTGCAGGTGATTTGCATAAGAAAAAAAGGGGCCGTTGCCGGCCCCATCCTCGTTATCAAGCGGTGGTGATGTCCTCGATGGAGGCGAAAGCACTGGCCTGTCTTACAGCAACGTCGAATGAGACGATACCGCGAACAGAAGTCAGAGCCTTGCTGAAATCATCGGAATCAGTGCCCACAGTGATTTCAAGGCCGTTGCCGTAGAAGCCCAGCATTGCTTGGCTGAAATCACCAGCAACCAAAGCAGAACAGACGCTAGAGCTAGAACCTTTTGTGAGGTTGGAAGGCACAGCGTTGGTGACCGCAATCGGGTAGCCGTTAAGGGTCAGAGGCGTAGGGCCACGGCCAACAGCCTGCAAATCGCTGTTGTAAAGGAAAGCACCATCAGTAGCGGAAGAACCGCCAGCGCGGAGTTTCTTCAGGGCGCCCATTACCTTGGCGTTGGTGATGTAGGCCATGTTGGGGCCTGCTGCGTTGTCCTGCGTGACCTCGGTCTCAAGATCAACAACCTTTTCAAGGGTGATTGCTGCGCCGTTAGTGCCCATAGCAACCGAGCCAATGCCCGAGGTGTTACGGATACCGGTGGGCTGACCGGAGGAACCGGAGCCGTTCAGAACTGCAGCGTCGATGGCGGCATTGATGCCATCAGTCAGATCACGGCGAATCAACTCTTCAATGCCAGGAGTGGCTTGGAGCAGAGTCTGACGGCTGTACTTAGACAAGGCTGCCAGGTTCTTAGGACTCATCGTCACCTGATCAAAGGTTGACTCAGCCTGCGTGATTGCAGTGGTCTCGGATGACAGGTAAGCGGTAGAAGCAACACCGGAGCGGCGGGGGATTGCAACATCACCAACCAAGCCGGTCAGTGTGCGGACGCCCAAGCCAACAACCGGGGAAGCATTCCGCAGGGCTTCAATGAAATCATCAGCAAGCAGATCGGTAGCAACAATGTTGCCGCCAGTGGTGGCGCTTGAAGTTACATAAGTGGCGCGTTGGCTCAATGCAGAGAAAGGAACAAAGAAGGTCCGTTCGCTGGTAGCGGTTAGGCCAGAGGTGCGTGCAACTTCCTGGCTAAGTTCACGAACAAGGCCAGCACCGTGCGAGGACCAGTCGCCAGTAATCAGGGCGCGAACGCCGTCCATGATCTGGTAGCGGGACTGAGTGCCCTGATCCAGATCTACTGGTGTAACAGTTTCAACCGGCTTAGCGCCAATCTTTTCGAGAACAGCTTCACGCGCTGCATCAAGCGATGCGCCGTTTTCAATCAGCTGGTCAGCAATGCTTCCCAATTCGTGCTTGCTGCACAATTCTTGAATGTTGCGAATGCGGTTGCGCTCAGCTGAGGCAGCTTTTTTTGAAGCCTCATCGCGCACCACATTCAGATCGGGTGCTGTGGACATTGGATCGTCAGAATCAGGTGGACTTTGTGGTGCGACGCGAGCCGCAGAATCCGCCGCAATGGCTTCTTCTTCTTCGATTGTAGTAGTGGGTAGCAAGGATCTTCCAACTCCAATTTTTGGATCAGCAGGCACGCTTACAATCGAAACTTCGTATGGCTCCCAGTTTGTCGCTACAAACTCATTATTACGTTCTTCCATCTCCTTAATCCTGTATCCAACGCTGATATTTCTCATTACGCCGTCTTTGACATCTGTCAAAATTTCCTGCGCAAAAGAGTTGCGACTAAACCGCACCCGGCTATAGCCCTTCTTTTTGTCCTTGTCTAAATAGGCACGTTCGACAACGCCAATCGGTCGGTCCATGTCGTGATTGAACAGCAGCGGTGCCCCGTCGTTCAAACGTCCAAGATCAGCAGCGCCATCATCGTGGCTAAGTACCTCCATTCCAAACGCCCGCTCAACTGGATATTCAGAGCTAAAGCTGAATTCCATTACGCGATCTTCCTGCTCCTCAAATTTGGTTTCGCCCGCCCGCTTGTAAAGCGCAGGTGCCGAGCGCAAAGCAGCAATCTTTGTCAACGTTGAAAAACGATGAGCAACCTGAACATCAGTCGCCTCATTGCCCTCGTCAGTCTCGCGATAAACCGTAATAAGTGCGGCAGGGTCATCCTCATCACCATTTACGGTGAATTCAGAATCAGGGACATTAATGGTCCCATCGCGCTCAATGCGATCAATTTTGCCCTCAGCGGTGCCGCCAGAACTGTTCCAACGCACAAAGTCTCCGACGCTAAGTTCGTCAGGCTCTGCCCTTACTTGCAAATCATCAGACATAGGACGGTCGCAGGTTTCTTAAATTCTATCGGTTGTCTCAATAGCCAACCTCTTCTTCGTTTTCCAACTGCTCACCGCTAGGGGCAGGCGTGTCGCCAAAAGCGTCAATGGTGTTTGCTGGTTTGTATTGGCTAGCGCCGCTGCCATTTACAGCAGATGGATCGGTATCAAGGATAATGTTCATTTCATCAAGCTTGGCCAGCTCTGCCTGACGAGCCGCCAAAAACTCATCAAAATCACCACCGTTCTCAGCCACGCAATCAGCAAGAGTTTTAAAACCGCTGCGAACTGCTGCTTTCTGTGCCGCAATTTCCTTTTGCGGGTCAACGTAGTGATACCCCCTGCAAACCCAGCGCACAGCCTCGTACCGCTCAGGCTCTGTCTCGTAAGTAGGCAGATTTAGTGCGTTACTAAGCACAGCCATCTCCAACCAAGCATCAAAAATTGGTTGATAGAACTGGTCCTTCATCATTTGCTGGATTGATCGCCAGTTGTCGCGATCCTGCAGCAGCGCCAGTCGTGATGATGAATAGTTGCTTTGGCTGTAATCGTTGCTCAGCACCTCATAGCTGCAGCCAACACCGGCACCTAATGCCCTGAGCTGTGCGCGAAGGAACGGCTCATATTCACCAGTGGGTGAATCCATGTCAGGAATGGTGACCGTCTCGCCCGGTTGCAGATACTTGAATTGGCCAGGCTCAAAACCTGTCACCCGCTGCTCATCGAAGATCTCGCCGCCTGGGTCAAGCTCACCCTCTGGTGATTGGATAAATCCCATCAATGCAGAACTTGCGCGAGCCCGCACAACACTGGCCTGCTCCCAACCGTCTCGGTGGTGCACTCTTTGCATTGCAGATGCAAGCCAAGGCACTCCACGGGTTTGGCCTGGCCGTGCTGATGTGCGGTCAAACAAATGAATAACATCCTTGGCCGGCACAATAATGTGACGCTTATCAGGCTCCCGAGTCGGAAACGCATTGTCGCCAGGGTGACGGCTTAAAAACGCATAGCTGACAGGGCGCCCAAACTTGTCTAGTTCAACGCCAAGCTTCCAGACGTTGCCTGGCTTAGTGGCTGGGCTGTTGTAATCCTCATCAAGCTGATCAGCCTCAAGCACCTCAAGCGCAAAGTTGACTTTGCTGCGGCCAAACTTCTGCCGCACCATGCGGATAAAAACTTCACCGCTTTCGCACATCGACGAAACAGAAAGCTTTTCAATGTCGGCAAAGCAGAGCTGCCCCGCTGTATTGCAGCTGTCCTTACGGCCCCAATGTGACCACGCTTTTTCAATCTGCTCATTGATGCGTGTGTCAAGCTTGCCTCCACGCTGACGCATCACCTGCGCTTGCAGCCTGACACCTGTGCCGACAACAGAGTTGCGAACAACGCGCACAGCTGATTTTGCATAATCGTTGTCACGCACAAGTTGACGCGACCTAGAACGCAGGCGCTTCAAACTGCCTTTGATCTCTTGATCAGCAGATGTGACAGAGGTGACCCAATCAGCAGTTAGCCGACCGGTTTGCGCACCGCCAAACATGCGAGCGCGTGGGCGTTGCATTGGCTCAGGGTTAGAGCGCCACAGTTCGCGCCATGCAGAACGGATGCCCATGTCAGAACCTCACAAAAAGGGAATGCGGATCGCCTAAACCGTTGGCAATCATTGCCGCCTTCCGTTCTCTGACGACGATAGCCTTTAATTGACTTTCGCGAACCCTTAATTCAGGCAGATCGACTTTGGTGAAAGACCTGCCGGCAATGCTGTAAGCCTTGACCTTGTCAGCAATAATCTGACGAATGGCTGTTGTGACTGCGTCTAAATCTTTTTCAGCCTGCGTGCGCCCATCAAATGCTGCAGGGTTTGCATCGCTCGCATAGGTGTAGCTAGCAAACACCTCAAG